GTGCCGTAGCTAGCGCATCCTCAAGATCGCAAGTGTAGCATATCCCCGGGCAGTCCTCCGCCAGATCTCGCGCCGTGTAGACCGGTGGCGCAACTATGTGTTGATCGGTGTATCGGTCGCGCCATACGACTGCGCGGGTGCCTAGATACTCTTGTCCGGGTACAGCTTGGATCCTTTCAAATTGCGTACTCATGTTCTTTTGTCCTTCTCGCGTGGTGTTGCAGGTTCATCCTACACCACAAGCTTCGCATATTCCGTACCCACAGTCAAGGGGGAGATCGCAGATATTCGATCTTTCTTGAAATCGGCCGAAAACCAAGGTTAAAACTGGATAACTGTTCTAGGCGTCCCCTAGGGCTAGGGTATAGGGTCGACCCTCGGACGCCTCACAGGGGCACTACAGCGCCAAATAAGGGCATGTCCAGATCTGGAACACCCGGCGTCAAAATATTCGGACGCGTCAAAATATTGGGACACCAATATCGGGGGGTGAGTCCGGCCAGACCCGGCGCACGACCACACGACCACGCCACGACACGACCCCTCGTGACGGTGTACCCTTTGTTGACGCGTCAACCGATAGCTAGGCTGTGTCGAGAGGTGGGCACGTCACGTCAGCCCTTAAGGTGTCACATGAAGTTGTCTTTCAAACCGCAAAAGCATCCCCGGTTTTCGGTTCGGTTTCTTTATTTCTGGGTTACTGCCTCAACATGACAGCAAATTTGCGTATTTTCGTGTTTGTCTACGGGTGTCTACACTTTAGCCCAACAAGGTGTAGACAAAATAGCGTAGGTTGTTCCTTTGTTTTTCTTAGTGTCTACGGTGTCTACGGTGTCTACACCCTACATATAAAGCATTACGTCTATTAAAACATACACCCCTACCCCTAGTACCCCTTTATACGCTGGAGAGCTGATAATAGGGAAAAAAGCGTAGACAGTGTAGACAGCAAACGGTTCTCGGGCTTCTATGGGCGGTTTACCCGTCTACGGCAAAACGTAGACAGCGTAGTCACTTCTATTTGTCGTCTCTGGCGCGAAAAGACGTACTTGCACCCTTCAGTCGCTTGTGTTACTTAAGACCTACGGAGGTGAGATGAATAACGTATCAAATGTGCTTCTTTCTGTGCGCGAAGTCGCGGAGAGGCTCAAGGTTAGTCCCAGAACAGTGCAGCGGTTGGTCCGCAAGAAAGATTTGCGCGCATATCGCGTTGGCCGTCAACTTAGGATACCGGAGTTGGCCATCACAGAGCTTCTCCGCAACACGAAGTTTGACGATGACGAGTTTGAGCAGATTCAAAGCGCCGAATCGCTGTTCTAGGGGGACAAATGACGATCCAAACGAGCGAGGCCCGCATCAAGAAGGGCCTTGAAATGATCTTGCGTCCGGGACAGGTAGTTGAGCTTCGCGCTCTAGGCGTTCCCGTGGACAACGGCCTGCGGACCATCAGCGGATTCTATGATGACGTCGGCATGTTGGCAGAAGCGGCAGCACATCTCGTCAAAGAAGGGGCTAGAGGTGTCTACTTCACGCCAAACCCCCTCAGAACCGACATTTCTGCGAATCAGCGCAACAACATTGGGGTCGCGCGCCGTGGTTCTTCCGCCAAAGACACCGATGTGGAAGAGGTTCGCTGGCTTCTGGTTGACGTTGACCCGTCTCGACCCGTCAACACCTCCAGCAACGCCCGTGAGAAAGAGAACGCCCTCATAGTCATCGGCAAAGTCAGGGCTTTCCTAGAGTCCCAAGGTTGGCCGGAGCCACTTTTCGGCGACTCGGGCAACGGCTACCACCTGATGTACGAAGTCGAGGGCCTTACACCAGAGCTTCACCGCGAAATCCTTGAGTACCTCTCGTTCCGCTTTAGCCGAGACGCGCTCGCAGTCGTAGACCAGACCGTATACAACCCTTCGCGCATATGGAAGGTTTATGGCACACTTTCACGGAAGGGTGAAAATAGCGAGGAGCGGCCATGGCGCGTTTCGCACCTGATTTCCAAAGATTTGCCAAAAAAAGTAGTACAGCAGCAGCAACTGCAAGAGCTACTGGCTGATTCTCCTAAGGAGAATAAGCGGGATGTGCTGGCCCCCGAGGACCGCGAGGCGCTTACGACATGGATGGGAACACATTTTCCCTCAGCCGGAAGTTTTGTTCCTTGGCAAGACAAGGGTCGTAAGTGGGTGTTCGACGTTTGCCCTTGGAATCCCGACCACACCGACCGTAGTGCTTACGTTCTCCAGTTCAACAGCGGGGCTATTGTCGCTGGGTGCCTGCACAAGAACTGCAAAGGACATCAGAAAGACGAAGATGGCAACGGCACCGGCTGGCAAACGCTGCAAGAGCTTGCGGGCGAGGAGTTTGGCGGTGGTGGGGACGACGACCATCAAGGAGATTTGTCCCCGTCGTCTTCGGGCAACTTTAACCTTACGGATCTCGGGAACGCGAAACGTCTGCTCTACGCCTTCGGGACTAGTATACGTTACTCGGCGACTCACAACGCATGGTATCTCTTCGACGACACTAGGTGGCGGGTTGATACTGACGGGGCCATCCAACGCTGTGCAAAGTCGGCGGTCGGTTTGATCTTTTCGGAGGCTAGCGCCGAGACCAATCGCCAGAGGCAGCGCGCTATTCAGCGCCACGCACTTCGCAGTGAAAGTTCCCGCTCGCTTAACGCGATGGTGTCCGTGGCGTCAACTGAAGCAGACGTCTGCATCGCCTCAGACCGCCTAGATGCGGACCCATGGCTGTTTAACGTGGCAAACGGAACCCTAGACCTTCGGACAGGGAAGCTCTCTGAACACGACAGGACCGACCTCATTACTAAAATCAGCCCAGTCAAATGGGACGTGTCCGCTAAATGCCCCTTGTGGGACGAGTTCATTATGTATGCGATGGAGGAGGATGAGGAAGTCGTCGAGTTCCTCCATCGTTTCTTCGGCTATTGCCTTACGGGTCTGGTCACTGAGCAAGTTCTTCTCTTCATGGAGGGGACAGGTGGAAACGGCAAAACAACCGCTTTGCTAGTTTTAATGCACGTTTTGGGAGACTACGCTATTCAAGGCGCACCGGGCCTATTGATGTCAAAGCACAACGAGTCCCATCCTACGGAGGTCGCTGACCTTCAAGGTGCCCGCTTTGTGGCTAACGCGGAGGTAGAGAAGGGCAAGCCATTTGCCGAGGCGCTCATCAAGCAGCTTACGGGCAGCGACCCCATCCGAGCGCGGCGGATGCGTCAGGACTTCTACCAGTTCATGCCCTCCCACAAGCTGTGCATCGCGGCAAACCACCGCCCAATCATTAAGGGCAACGACGAGGGCATCTGGCGGCGTGTGATTCGCATCCCTTGGCACCGGAAAGTGTCCTCCGCCAAGAAAGACCCTTTCCTGATTGAGAAGCTCAAGAAGGAAGCACCGGGCATTCTCAACAAGCTCGTCGCAGGCTGCTTGGCGTGGCAGAAAAAAGGACTGCAGCCCCCTGATAAAGTTAGGCTCGCTACGAACGAGTACCGTGAGGAAATGGACGTTTTGTCCGAGTATATGGAGGATCGCTGCTCAATCCATTCGGAAGCAACCATCCCCAAAAAACAGCTTTACCTCGACTACGCCGAATGGTGCGAGGACATGAAGCAGCGTCCCCAGAGCTACTCGCTCTTCTGCCGTCAGCTATCTGAGCGCGACTACAAGTCTACCGTCATTAAGGTCAAGGTTAACGGCCAACGCAAGTCAGCCCGAGTTTGGAAAGGAATCACTTTGCAGCGTTTTGAGGCTCGACCAGCGTCTCCCGCAGAGCGTATTTCGGAGAAGCTTGGGTGGGGCGAGGCGTAGTCTTGACGTTATTATACCATTACCTTATACCCAAACAGGAGTCCGCCTATGTCGAATCGAACCCGTAGCACTCAAGGCAGAGGCCGACCGGCAGAAGGCGGTGGCGGTGATTACGCCCAATGGCTTATGCTGGTTCCCAAGGATAAACGCCGCGAAGTAGCGGAGTTCATCGCCAACCACGCCGTTGAGACCTACGATGACCTTGTCTCATTTGGATGCAAAATCATGGCTGCTTTGATGGAGGGACGCATCACGCCCGCCATCGCCAAAGAACTCCGGGCGTGGCATGAGATGAACTTTAACATCATTGCTACGAAGAACACTGTTTCAGACTCGCCTCAAGACACTTACTCGGATATTGTTACTGCACTAGTACAAGTTAAACGCGAAACCAAAAAACTTCGTGGTGATTATTTCAACGCGGAGGAGGTCGTCGAGGCTGAACCTATCGCACTGGAGAGTAAAAAATGATGCTAGATATGTCAGGAATGGGCGCTGGAGAGCGCGAAGGCTTTGTTAAGGGCGAAGGTGGTTACTCGTATCGCCCCATGAACAATGGTGTGATTCAAGTTATGGGGCCGTCTGGTCAAATGACATTTGCGAATCCCGGAACTACTGCTCACGCTGCAATCGAACGCGAGTTGTTTGGTGGTAGGGAAGCAGATCGTGATGCTCGTTTGGAAGAACACCTCCAAGGTGAGATGGAAGAACTTGGTATGGACCGAGATCCCATCCGTCTGGAAGAACGCGTACAGCCGGAAGGTCAATCATTTGAACCGTCAGGGGCTGTCGATGAGCTTTACGAAGAAGCTCTCCGTCCTGCTCCCGGAACTATTGACGATGACATTGCCGCCCGTGAAAAAGCCTTGCAGGCCGAACTGGGGGAGATTTCTGAACTCCGTATGTCGGAAGGTCAAGGTGGATTTGCTGATCGCACTGTGGACAACATGGAAGCAACTGCTCGTCGTCAGGCTGGTATCCGCCCTATGCGTCAAGTTCGTCGTAAGATGAACCGTGACTAAACGGAACTACCGAAAAGAGTACGCGCAGTATCACGGGACTCCCGCCCAACGACGCAACCGTAAACGCAGAAATGCGGCTCGTCGCGCGTTGGACCTAGAGGTAGGTGACCCGCGTGAAGTTGACCACAAAAAACCTCTGAGCAAGGGCGGTGGTAACGGTAGGAAGAACCTTCGCGTTGTAAGCCGTACCACCAACCGGAAGAAGTACAATGGCTGAGAAAAAAAGCCGGGTCAACGAAGCAGGCAACTACACCAAGCCCATGATGCGGAAGCGTCTTTTTGCGGCCATCAAAGCAGGCGGCAAAGGCGGCGCTCCGGGCCAGTGGTCTGCCCGCAAAGCGCAGATGCTCGCCAAGCGGTACAAGGAGAAAGGCGGGGGTTACAAATGAAAGAGACGCAGAAGTCCCTTAAACGCTGGGGCGATCAAAACTGGCGCACCAAATCAGGCAAGCCTAGCACACAAGGCAAGGATGCTACAGGCGAACGCTACCTCCCTGAGAAAAAGATAAAAAGCATGACCGATGAGGCATATGCTTCTTTGACTAGGCACAAGCAGGACAAACTTCGCAAGGGCATCCAACACGCCAAGGGTCATCCGAAGTATCCAAAAGGACTAGCTTAAATGGCCGTCTCCCCCAAAAAGCGAAGGAACGCGGCGCGAGGCGCTATGCTTATGAAGAAGCACGGCCTCTCGGGCTACAACAAGCCCAAGCGCACGCCTAAGCACCCCAAGAAGTCGCACATTGTGTTAGCCAAAGAAGGCGACACCATCAAGCTGATTCGCTTTGGCGAGCAGGGCGCGAAGACCGCAGGCAACCGCAAAACAGGTGAGGGAGACAAGATGCGTAAGAAGCGAGCTAGCTTCAAGGCGCGGCACGCGAAGAACATCGCCAAAGGCAAACTCAGCGCGGCTTACTGGGCCGACAAAGTGAAGTGGTAATGAGTAACGGATTTTCGGACCAACAATACACCGAGAGTGTTCGCGAAGGAGGCATTCCGCTTCTTTCCAACTTCCCGGCTACAGGCAACTTGGCGCTTGTGTCTTACGACGATTTTCGCGCGGCCCGCTCACACCTTGACGGCTTTGGGTCGGGCGCAAATGGGACATGGATGCCCCACGATGAACAGTTGATGATTGATGACACGAAAGACATGGTTTTGGGGGAACAGCAAAAACTGATCGATAGTTACGATGACCCGATCGCAGCGTTTGCCAAAGATGGACTAAAGGCGGTAGACGGCCAAACCGACACTTCCGATATACCCAAGGCCCGGATTGCCCCCGTCTACATAGACGGTCGGTACGAGCTTAGGGAAAAAGAGTTTGCAGAAAACCGCCGTCGCCGCGCAGAGGAATCCGATGCTGCGGCGTATGAACCTATAGAACCTATAGAGCCGATGGCTTTTTCTGAACTTAAACCCATAAAAGCAGCCCCTGAAGCTGCGGACCCAAACTTTGGTGGCCCTCTGACGGAAGAAGAAATACAAGGCAATCGCAGTTTTTTCGAGGAGGCCCGCGCTGACGCCGCGAAAAAAGCCCTAGCTATTAAGAAGAGACAAGACGAGAGGGATAGAAAGAAAAAAGAAGAAGACGCCAAAATGACAGGCGCAAAGCCGGACTATTCGCCTCTCGGCGTTTCCATTAAGGAAGACTAATGAGCCTCCCCTTTGAAGGTGAAGCCTTAGAAGCCCTGTGCGACCCGTCCATAAGCCTGCGCGCTTACGCTCAAATCATTGACCAGAAGACGGGACAAGAGCACACCTTCGACCCGTTCGCGATTACCGACCGTCTACAGGAGACTGTAGTCTCGTACTACTCAGAGCCTCCTGTGACGGCTTTGGGGCAGACCAAGTGGCTTACCCTCCTCGGATACCGTCAGGCAGGCAAGAGCCTTACCTCAGAGCTTTGTGGGTACGTCAAGGCCGCGTACACACCGGGACACGATCACGTCTGTATTGCGGATAATCGTGACCGGGCCGAATACCTGCACCGTCGCATCCACTTGACACACAGCCGATGGCCAGAGCCAGTGCGTTCGCCGACCGTTCCCAACCGAGAGGTTCGACAGTTGACCTTCCAGCACGGCGGCAAGATGCGCGTTTTGTCTGGTGAGTCGGGCGCGGTTGGTATCGGTCAGTCGCCAGACAGCTTTCACGGGTCGGAGCTTCCGTACTGGCGTAACGCGGGGCACCAGTTCTCGATGATTTATCCGTCGATGATTAACCGAGACCATTCCCAAGTCCTCTTGGAGTCAACGCCCTCGCCGATGAGCGAGCCTTCGGCGGAATGGTGGCGCGACCACTGCCGTGACGCAAAGCTAAGTCGCGGTCGCTGGGCGTATGCGTTCTTCCCGTTTTGGGACGGCGTCCTCAACCGGCGTCCATGGGTTAAGGGTCAGAAGTTAACCCTTGAGGAAATCAAGCTTCTGGAGAAGTACGGGCATCTTGGGCTAGAGAAAGACAATCTACAGTTTCGCCGTCTTATGATTGAGACCGATGCCGAGATTCGACGAAACCCTGACCTGTTCCGGGTCTACTATCCGTTCGACGACATTAGCTGCTGGATCGCCTCTGTAGGTTCCGTATTTCATTCTACGCTTCTAAAGCGCCACCAAGACTCTATCCTTGTGCCTTGGAACGGGCCTTACATGGAATACGAAAAGCCTGAAGGTGGAGCCGTTTACGCCATCGGCGTTGACCCTGCGGGTTATGCTGCTCGCGATCATGCCGCATTTCAAGTGCTAAAGGTGTACGATGGAGAATGGACCCAAGTCGCAGCCTACGGAGGCATCACTGACCCCGTGGTATTCGCGAAGAAAATCAATGAGGTTGGCAAGAAGTACAACAATGCGCTTGTGGCTGTGGAGAGCAACGGGGTTGGTGTTGCTACTTTGGCTTTACTTGAAGAGCTTGGTTATCCAAATCTCTACTACGAAAAGCCCTATAAGCCCGGAATCGCTGCTACTGCTAAATCCGTAACGATGATGCTCTCATACCTTCAAGACGCCTTGAAGGACGAACTCATTCTTCGTGACGAGGACACGGTTGGTCAGCTTGGGTCTTATCGCGAAGACAAGCGTACCGAGCGAAGCGCGCTGTCAGAGATGCTGCATTCCGGCAAATCGGGCAAACGCCGCGACAGGCACCACTGGGATAAAATCTCTGCGCTTCAAATCGCCTGCACCGCTGCCCGTATGTGCCCCCGTAAATACCGCAAAGAAACTCCTGAGGGCCTAGAAAATGTGGTGCTCTTCCGGGACATGACATATGAACAGGTACAGAGTCATCGGAAAAAAGACTCCGAAGGAAGCTCTAAAACCAAATGGCGTCGAAGCCGCTATCGACGGAGGAAGTAATGCCAGAATCAGACGCGCAGAAACGCAGCGACATGTCTCTCGGCGACCTCATGTCGCAAATCGCGGACCTCCGAAAGCAAGAGCTTCTCTCAAGCCGAATGCCGATTAAGGACGACCTAGCGGAGTCCAACATGATGGACTATGATATGCGGCAAGAGCAGCGCCGCGAAAGGAGTCCTGATGCCTAAGGTTACGTTCAGTCCCTTTATTGCTGGGCACATCCCTACGGGCGAAGAGGTATTCGACTACCTTTACTCCATCCCTGAAGCAGGCACACCAGACTCCTGCTCTGTTTTAAACGGCTGGCTGGACGCGGACAACTTTGACAAAATCGGTCGCAGGCAGGTTGATTTCAACTCTTTACAACGAAATGCGACCTCGGGTGGCAAGTCTGTTTGCGGAACCGCTCACATAGACTATTTCTCCCCCGTACAAAGCAGAACCGAATCTGAGCCTGCTACTGACGGGTGGTTCAACGGTGTATCTGCCCCCGAAACAGCGAGCGCCAATAACTTTATCGCAATCCCCGGCGGGTCGGTTCAGTTCTACTTGCCTTACAAGGCGTTTGTTTTGTTGACGTGGCAGGTTTGTTGGACCAATGACTCGAACGGGACCGAACGGGAAAGCCACATCCGCCTGTTTGTCGATGACAAGCGCGTAGGGCTGGACGAGACGGAGAAAGACAACTCCTGCAATGTTCGCCGGGTTCGCCGGACGCAGTGGCCTGCGGACTATGAGTCTTCCGACGCTAGCGTTAAGTTTAACTTTTTAAGAGGGCGCTACAAGAGCAGGTACTGGTCAGGGCACCAATGGCTTCCTCTGCCCGGACGGACTCCTTTATCAAAAGGGTTTCATTCTGCGTCCTTAAGGGTTATTCAAGATCAAGACGTAAAGCAGACTCGGGTTCGCATCCGGTCGCTTAAATACATATTCTTTAAAGCATCAGACGACTGAGGTAAACATGTCAGACATGAGCACCACGCCAAGCTACCGCAGCGGCGGAACCCTTAGGGATGTGGATTACACCGACACCTCTGGCAGCGCCTACGGAAACTTAAGTAAAACCCAGCAGAACAAGATGGACCGCGCCGCCAATCTTGACTCTAAAGGCAAAGCCGTCAAGGCTGAAGAGCTTAGGAATAAAGCCCTTTACGGGACAAAAGACCCTACAGAAATCGCGAAAATGAAACTGCTCGAAGAGGCCCGCAAGTTCGACATGACAGGCGGGGCCTCGGCAGGCGTATCTCGCCAAGAGCGTGAAGAAACAATGGCTGCCGCCCGACAGGCGGGTGAACAGAGCGCGCAAGGCATTCAGACAATGCTTGCTCGGAAGGAAATGTCCGGGGCCGGGATTCAGTCTCCCGGAGCGCTACAACAGGCCGCTCGCGATGCCGGGTCAGGCACCGCCGCCCTTGAAGCAGACGCTTCCGCCCGCTTGACAAAACTTGATGTAGACCGGCGAAACGCTAAGAAGGCGGAACTTATGGCGGCGCTAGCAGGCTCTCCAATCGCTCCGCCGACCGCAGCCCAACAGGCCGCTACAACACTTGCCACAGATGTCGCGCCTCAAATCATAGGTGACCTCGTCTACGGCTACACACAGGTGGCTTAACATGGCAGTCGAAGAACCAAAGTCTGACGAACAAATGGCAATGCTGATGCAGCAGGTCCGTGACATCGACATGCAAAAGCGCCGCCAAGCAATGCAGATGGGTGGCGCAATCGGAGGCCGGGCAGCGTACCGACAAAGTGGGGCGACGTTCGCGCAGCTTCAACAGTTTGCTCCCATGCCGGGCGGATTTATGCCCGCCGATATGGCTAAGTTTAACAAGCCTCTTCTCGACGCCTATAACGAACTGACCACCGCGCAGGCGGCCATCGGCGGGGGCAACGACAAAGAGCAGATGAAGCAGCGCGTCATCTTCCACAAGGCCGCGATGGCGGAAGGCGTTAAGCTGCTCAATCAAAAGCGTAAGCTCGCCAACGACATTGAGAAGAAAAAAATCGACAAGCAAATCGATCAGGCCAAAGAACATATTGACGCTCTCGACAACATGGAAGGTATCACTGGAAAATCTGGCGGTATCTCAGAGTACGACCGGGGCCGCGCTGCGGCCTACTCTGCGGTTGCTCAGGCGGAAAAAACTGGCGCTTCAATGACGGACGGCATGGCAATAGGAAAAATGGGCACACTTAGAAGCCAAGAGGCGATTGATGCTTTTAAAATAGAGCTTCGACGCGCCCATGAAAAGAGCTTTGGGTCAGACGTATCAGACTTTGTCGGTAAAGTAGAGCCTGCAATAGACTCTATCGCCGAGGAGCTTGCCGCTGAGGGGAAACTAAAACCCGGCGGCTCTGCGGAGATTGCACAAGAACTAGATCCCGAAGGCAACCCTTACTTAGGTCCGGGCGGCGCTCAAGGTAGAGAGGCCATCCTTACATTGATGGCACAGAACATTGAGAACCTTAACGCCGCGACCGGCGGAAAGCTTAACGCAGAGATACAACAGATTGCTTCTGCGAGCACAGGTGGCCGCACTACCGACATTATGGAAGCGGCGGACCTTACAGTCAATCGGGGCCTAACCTCCCCTGAAGACAAGAAGAGGTACATGGCGGATATGAACGAGCAAAAGGCTAGCGTGCTCGACAACATGCTCAGGCCCGGAGCAAGTCCTGAGCACAAGAAAATGCTTGCCGCTTTGACACAATCTGAGGCTTTTCAAAAGGGTAAGAAGGCTTCAGGCCTTGTCACTGACGAAGCCTTTGTCCGCCACCTGCGTCATGGCTATCGAACGACAGCCCGCGAGGGCCGCGTTCAAGACAGAGCGACTCTTGCTAAGTTGAACGTAGGGCGAAAACCGGCTACTGGTCCTCAGGCCTCCGCCATGAACGCCTTGGCCGCTGCCGTAAGTACAAAAATAGCACCCAAGCGCCCCGGCGCGGCAGTAATAAACGCCCAAGACCCTGTGATGGTCACGGCAACAACAGACGAAATAGCTCAGGCTTAAGGAAATACAATGGCTTTTAAACGAGATGATCGAGTAGTTGCTGCGCGCAAAGCCCTCAAGGGCGCTAAAAAATCAGCAAGAAAAGATCGTGGCACGGGGATGCCTCAAGCCAAAGAAAGCGGAGGCCTTTTTGATGAAGAAGGAGAGGCTGAACGTAAGGGCCAGATACAGGCTGGACGAGAGCTAGCTGTAGCAAGAGGCGTTCGCCCCGGAACAGAACGTCCCACGCCGATGTTTGAAAATATCCCCAAAGAGTTCGACCCTGACTTCGAAGACGAGTTTGTGATGGAGGGCGAAACCACAAAGCAGGCTCCATTTAAGGGTGCGGGCGGGTACAGCTACACCCAGAACGCCGCAGGCGACTACGAGTTTGTAGGCCCTGACGGCAAAAAGGGTGTCGCCAAAAAGGGGACTAAGGCTCACGCCTCTATTTTCTCGGAGATGACGGGCAAGGGAAGCTTGTACAAAAAAACAGGTTCATCAGGTGGTACATCTAGCCGCTCCGCCCCCGCGCAAACGACACTAGCGATGCTTGAGGGCGGAGAGTCAGAAGTTGAAAACACTTTTGGGGCCACATCAGAGTACGGTGATGAAGACATCCGGCTTGACGCTCAAAGCCCTCTTACTGAAGACGATATGCAAGTAAGACTTGTTTATGACGCCCTTCCCGCAGACGCCTCGACTGCTATTACAAATAGCCTGCGTACACTCGGCTCTCGCAGGCGGACAAAAGATGACCCACTTGGGAGCGCTCGCGGAGAGGGTTACGCTCTAAGCACAGAGAAGCGTGCCGCGTTTAATACCATTTTGCCTTTTCTAGAGGACAAGATTGACTCATCCATGCCTAGCGGAAAAGCAAGCCGAAACTTCAGGAGCCGCGTTGCAGGTGCCGCGTTGCAACGTATTGATTTTGACGCTATTGCTGACGGCGCTGATCCCAACGCTGAGATTGATAAGGCTATTGCCGCAGCCCAAAGACGCTACCCCGAAATGATGGCGGAGTTCAGAGAACAGCAAGACGCTGCTACTCGGAGAAGCGGCGGCTATATTAGCCCCGGCATGAGTCCTAACACCCGCGCGAAAGATTACTCCGCCTTCGGTGCTTTCGAGTACGGAAAAGAAGGATTCACGGACTTGAGAAACCAAGCTGCGCGAGTCGCAGCGGCCCGTGAAGAAGAAGAAGCGCGTCAGGGACGAGCAGCTTCCGGTGGTCAAGTTCTAGAATAGTTTTTAAAGAGGGGGGACTATGCCGCTTTCAGGCAAGCAGATTCAAGGGATCATTAGAGCGCATCGCTCGAAATCTCGCACAGAGAGGCAAGACTGGGACCGCTGGCGGTCTTGGTACATGTCGGAGTATTGGAATCGGGAAGAAGAGCTTCCTACGGGTTCTACGACCATCGGCGCAGGCTCGTCAGGTGAGGTCAACTTTGAAACCAACTACCCGTATGCTTTTATCGACACGATGATCGCCAACGTGTGTCCGCAAAATCCGCAAGTTACAGTCCTTGCCCGCCGCGACGAGCTTCGACACGCCGCTCGTTTTCGCGAAGCGTTGATTAACGATACCTACAACAGAAACATGCTGCACTCGCTGCTGTGGAAGACCGCAACCGGCGCGTCTATCTGCGGGCGAGCTTTTATGAAGGCAGTCTGGAACTTTAGAAAAAACAGCGTAGAGATGTTTTTTGTTGACCCTCGGTATATCTTTTTTGATATGGCTGCGGCAAAGTTTCAAGACACCCGCTACCTTGTTGAAGTTACCGTTCTGACGCAAGCCGAGTTTAAGGGTAGGACCAAAAAGCGAGGGCGCAAGGGCGCTTTGTACAACAACAAGGTTGCTGACCGGGCCGTCTTCGGGGGCTTCCCGACATTCCTTCGTGATCAAGCCCGCAACAAAAGCCACCTTAACGAGGCCTCGCGCGACGTGTACAAGTGGGTGACCGTGTATGAAGTGTACGATTTTGAAGGTGAAGGCCGGTACTACCACTTCCTTGATGACGTGGAAGAGCCTTTGTTCGAGGGCGAGCTTCCCTATCGCTATATACGCAATCCGTTTGTAATGCTCTCCTTTAACGAGAACATGACGGACCTCGCGGGCCTCTCTGACGTCAAGCTTGTCCAATCGCTCCAAGAGCGCCTCAATGAGATTGACACCCTAGAGCTATGGCACGCTCATACGTCCACACCTGTGATGCTCGTCAACACGGCGCTAGCGGACAACCCTGAAGCCATAATGACTGCGCTGCAAGACGCAAATCAGCCGGGCACGATGATTTCTATCCAAGGGAAAGCGAATGCCCCACTGCGCGACATCATCGGCTCCACCCCAATGCCCGCGTTCTCGCCGCAGTTTGCAGAGATGCGGAATCGCTGCAATCAAGTCATTGAGTTTATCCTCGGCATCCCTCAGTATAGTCGGGGGGTTGTGGGCGTGGCGGACGTTGCTACGGAGGTCGCGCTTGCCGACACTGCGACCCGAACAAGAAACGGACGACGAATAAAGCAAATCGAAGACTTGGTCTCATCTTTAGCGGAAAGGGTCATTGGGCTTTACGAGGAGTACCTCGACCCTGATTCTAAACTAGCCATCCGGCTAACGGGAAGCCAAGAAGTATTAGACGTTAGTCGTGAAACGCTTCGGCTTCGCCCCCAGCGCGATCCTAACGAAGAGCCTTTGGATTTTGATTACGACGCGCTACCGTACTCTCCCACTGAGAACCACAAAATCATCCAGCTTCAAAAGTTCCAACAATACTTCCCATTGTTGATGCAAGCGCCAAATGTGGATAAAGAAAAGCTTATTGTAAAGCTGTTAGATCTTTTGCAGATTCGAGACGTCATGATGCCTCCACCTCCAACTCCATCCCCAAGCAGCATGGCCGAATCCATGACGGGCATGGATGCCGGACTGCCCGCTGAAGCGGGACAACCTCCGGGAGTCGATAGCGTCGTCACAGGCGGGCTTCCTCCGGGAACCCAAGAACCCTCCCCGATGCCTCTTCCGGGCGGCGGTCCCGGCTTCCCCAAAGTTTAGGCGGTAAATATGGATTATGGTAACATGAGAAGCAAGCTAGAAGGCATCGCGTCACGCGCCGTTGCAGCGCACTCGCCTTCAAAAGCAGACAAAGCGGTTCCTGAAGCGCCTCCTGAGGATGACCTTATGGCCATGCTGGTAGAGGCGCTTAAAGAAGCTGGTGGTGACGAAGAAAATGAAGCTGTGAAAGACATCCTTGCTCGTATGGAAGAGGAGGGAATGGACCCTGAAGAGTCCCTCTCTCGCGCCAGAGCGCAAGAAGAAGATGAATCGCCCCCTGAAGCCGAAAACGAAGAGATGAGCGAAAACGAACCCCCCATGATGTAGGAAGTTCTTATGGCATTTAAGTACAACAGTCTTGGTACTGGAAAATCCCTAAAAGACGTAGCGGCATCGTCGATTGCCGCAGTCCTCGGCCCTAACGGAAAAGGCCCCGCTAAGAAGCGTAAGGCTAAGGGTGGCACTCGCCATGGCGCTCCGAAAAAGATTCCCACAAACGCTGCGGATGCAAAACGGGCCGAGAATGCTGCGGAGCAACGCACTAAAAACTCAAAACAACGTGTAGCGGACGAAGCAGGTCGCGCGCCCGCACGCCCGCCCATCAACCCCGGCAAGCCCAACCCCGGCAAGCCCAAGCCCGGCGGCAAGAAGTAATGCGTATCCCCATCAAGAAAATCCTCGATATTGCAGGCTCCGTCCTTCGCCTTGTAGCGCCTCTAGTTCGTAAGAAAAAATCTAAGTGTAAGTGCGGGAAAAAATAATGCCCGGAATGCCCAACGTAAAACAAGTTGCCTCAAAAACGATGCGTGAGTCTAAGTTGACCCCGGAGCAACAGGCGCAAATGAAGGAGCACGCCGAGCACCACAGTCCTGAGCACATCAAAATGATGATCGGCATGATGCTCGACGGGGCCTCTTTTGAAGAAGCACATAAAGCCGCGCAAAAAGCCGTAGGCAAATAATGTATAAAGACGCGCGAAAGAAAAAAGTAAAAAAGATGCTTGGCAAACGAGGGTCGCGCGGCGGCTACAAAAAGTGAGGGAACATTATGCCTATCTATGATTTTAAATGTCCTAAAGGGTGTGGTTATTTTAACGACATCGTAGTGCCTCTTGCGGACCATGGTAAAACGACATGCCCGGAGTGTAAGGCGTTAATGGTTACGGTGATTAGCGAAGTCGCCTTAATCGGACCAATGCCGTCAAAGCCTCTTGTTGTTGGGCAGATAGGTAAGTCTTTTGAATCGGGATCTGATTGGCGCGAGTATCAGCGTAATAATCCTGACTGCGCGATTGTCTCGGCAGACTCTAAACAATGGAAAGACCATCACGATATGGCGCGGTCCAAAGCCGAGCGAAAAGCAAAAAAACAAGGTTACAATGACCTTGAACACAAGCGCAAGACCCGAAGAAAAGAAAAAGCTAAGTTGTCTGGAAAAGTTGACAGCAAAATATACGTCCACTAAAGGCGTTATGAGGTCGTCATGCCCGCAATGAATAAGCTAGTCTCCAAGTTAAACGAGAGTCCGCCTCAGAATCAGGCGGAACTCGAAGAGATGTTGGACGAATGCGGGTACGATCTGATCATGAAGCAGCCGGGCAAAAGCTCTGGTTACGAAGAAGAGGGAGAGGAACACGAGGAAGACATGGGGCCTGACGACGATAGCTTTCCACAAGAGCTAGTCAGCCTTCTTCCCGCCGGGATGCAAGACCCCGGAACAAACCCTCGACAAAAAACTCGGGCGATGACCATTATTGTCGCCAGAAAACTGGGTAATAAAGAGGAGGGAAAACATGGATGAAGAACTTTCTGAGGCGGGGGCTGAAGCACCAGCATCCGGGGCAGTTGACGCGCCTGTTGAAGCAGAGGCGGTTGACGTCGCTTCCGATGACGCTCCTGCCACTTCGGCTCCCTCCCTCTCCGACGACACGGAAAGTGACTCGGCCCTCGCCTCTTTCCCCTCTCATGACGATTTTGGGTGGGACGATTGGGATGGCACACATGATGCTCTGCCAGAGCCTGTGCGCGGTTGGGGCAGCAAGCTTTCCGATTACTACACCTCTCGGTCTGATGCTAAGATTAAAGAACACGAAGAGTCCTCGGACCATACTCGTAGGCTTTACGAAGCACTTATGGGGGGCAACGAAGACCCTCGTGTAGAGGAATACTCCACAAAACTGTCTGACTGGGAAGGTCGGTATGGTGAGCTTGACGACAAGTACACCTCGATGCAGACGGAATATGAGGGATTTAAGGCAAATGTAGAGGCCGCCATTGAGGCCGAAGCAGATGCTTACGCACAGACGTTTCGCGAGACAAACTCCGATATTTTCGAGAGTAATGAACTCGCAACAAAGTTTGCAGACCTGCTCGAAGAGGGCTGGGATCTTGAGACCGCAGCGAAAGCCTCGCGCCTTTCGGATGATGTTCTTGGGATTGCGAGAAAGGCGAAGGCCGATGGAGTTCCTGATGCTTACGCGCTGCGGTTTGCCGCTGCGGGCAGGCAAAGGGCTGCGAAGCCTCGTCCGGGCGCACAGTTAACGGCGGGGGCTACTACACCAAGTAGGCCTCCAGCGCAGTCTACTGCACCGAATACTGACGCAATGTCCTTGAAGGACTGGAGATCACATGTTGCGCGAAGTGCATTAAGTAAAACCAAAACTAGGAGAGCCTAATGGCTATTTCACCTGACGTATTGGCGACTGCTCTAAATGAGTTGATGCCGTCATACAGCGAGATGTTTGTAAAGTTCCATCCCCTGATGGAAAAAGTAATGATGAACGGCAACCTTGAGCGCGCCGCCCTAAAAGGGCCAAAGCGTGAGTTTGCTGTTGTAACAGATGGTCCCGGTAGCGTGACACAAGTCACCACTGGTTCGGAAGTCATCGCTGGTGGGCGTACACAAAACGCACACCGAGGAAACGTGGTTGCTCCGCGTCTCATCTATGCGTTCGACGTTCCCGGCAAGGACTTGGCTGAGGCCAACGGCGAGATGGACCTCGCGCGAATCCTTCAGCACTACCCAGAGTTGGCGCTGTCTGACTTCCACGAGCGGATCTCGAATCAGCTTGGAACAGGAAACGGCAACGGTGTCGGCGGCTTTGTTACCCTCAACGGTAACGCACAGTTCACCCCCGACGGCTCTGCCCGCCAAGGCATCTTGCAACAGCGATCTATCGCAGACCAAGGCACCACCGGCAACACCATCCACGGCTTGACACAGGGTACAATCAACGGCTGGAACAACCAGTACGAAGACATCACCTCGTTTGCTGTCAACGGTCGTAGCCAAATGCGTAAGGCGTACTTCGCCGCATCGCGTCAAGGCAAGACCTCTGGTCCCGTCGATCTGATGATCGGTGATGAGTCATCTTACCTCAACTACATCGACGACTTGGACGATCAAGTTCGCGTGATCAAGGTTGAAGGCGACAAGGCCCCACCTCTCGTCCGTCAGGGCGTGAAGTTCCTCGAAGCTGACTTCTACCTCGATGACTCCATTGACATCGGCGCTGTTGATGCAGCAGGAGCTAACTTGTTCAGCGCGGCTGCACAGGACGGCATCATCTACGGTCTCAAGACTCCGACTTGGCACCTGTTTACCCTTGGCCACGATGCGGCTCGCGAAACGAAGGGCGACTTCGCTCTCCGTGGACCGTTCCGAATCCCTGACCAAGACATCTTCCGCTACGAGTTGGTGCTCATGATGGGCCTCCACACCACGCAGCTTCGTTCCAACTTCGTCGTCACTGGCGCAGGCACACCTTAAGGAGGTCTCATGTCTGGATTTACAGCAGCAGGTATTAATACTACCACAGTTACCACAACACAACAGGCTCCTCTGGGGTTTGAGTTGACTGTGCCTGATGGCGATAAGGGTCTTCAAACTTGGATTTACGTCCAAAACAAAGACTCTGTAGAGCTTGTGGTCGGAACCGTTTGCGGTCGCGTCGACTCGTCCCTCACCTACCAAGTTGTTCGCTGTCCCACCAGCGAGACGACGGCGCGGGTGGTTGGATGCGTTCAGACCGCGATTCCGGCAGAGTCGTATGGTTTCATTCTCCGCAAGGGCGTTGGCACCGTGTTGATTGACACGGGTGTTAGCGCGAACGCTGGACTTCAGGTTGGCAACGGCACCGCTGGACGCGCAGATGCGTCTGGTGGCGCGCTGACCCACCCTACGTTCGGACTTTCCCTCGCGGCGATTCTCACAGGTGAGACGGGCAACGCTCACATCAACTGTATGGGCTAGTAAATGAATCTCAAAGAGATTCGGGACGCGATGTTCGCTCAGGCGGACTGGGCACCGACCCAGTCGTCTGAGGCGACATCTCGCGTCAATAACTTCATCAACCGGGCCTATAATGTGTTGGCCTTGGAAGCGCCGTTTCTCTTCTTTGAATCTAAGGTGCATCTGGCTACAGAGCCGGATGTTGCCTCTTTAGCTGGTGACGTTGACAACGGGGTTCTCGACAACGTCCGTTTGGCAGGCGCTAACACGCTGCCCGGAAGCCCTACGACACGCGATCCATGGACATGGCGCACTACTTATACGTCTACACAGCAAGCAGCCAAGCCCGCCGCTTTTAATGCTTGGAAGTTTGATCGCTCTTGGGACGGACGCCGCATAGAGATTACAACCGCCGATGGGACTAAAATCCGAAATCAAATCCGCTCCGTGTGGAAAAACGCTTCGGACAACTACTATTACTTTACCTTGGTGACGCCTTGGGACATCGGAACCTACGGTCAAGGTGACTTTAAGTACCGCATTTACACCGATGCTTATGCCCTGCCGGACGACCTCATTGAGCTTCGCTCTGCGCGGCTTCGAGATCAGGACATCAACTACCCGCTTGACGTATACGGTCAGCGGGAGGCAGAAGAGTTTGAGCTTGACGGACCCCCTAGCCAAGTAGCTTCGGGGATTCCTCGCTGCATCTTTCGCCGACAACATATCCACATGCGCGGACCAAGCGTTCCACCGGCAGCAAGTCTTGCCATTACAGGCGACACGGTAGCTGCCGCTTGGCTTGGACCGGAGCCTGCCGGAACCTTTGAGTATAAGGTGACCTACACTTGGGGCAAGCGCGACGTTGAGTTTCAGCTTCCCGGCCTCGGCAGTTGGGAGGGCTTCGCGCAGCCTTTGGAAATCACGAATACAACAGTTTTTCCCAACTATTCTATTTCGACCGACGGCAACAACCCTGCCCGGAACAGATTCCGAACCCCTCGGTTCGAGTCTCCACCATCTTCCGCATCAGCCGCCGTTAAGCACAACGGGCTGGTCAAGGGCTTTTTGCCTGCGATTAAGGTCTCGCTGCCGAACATTACCTACGCTCTGGGCTACTTGAACAGCATCAGCTTCAGTAGCTCAACATACACCCGTCAGTCTTTAAATCAAAGTGGTGTATACATCCGAATCTACCGGAAGCGCACATCGACGGACATGACAAACTACGGTGAGCTTGCTAACGAGGCGGCGGGACTTCAGCGATCACAGCTTGATGTCGCAGAAGATTTTCTTCTGTTAGCAGAGATGCGCGCCGACAGCGTTAATGACGGCATTTGGTACGACACTGGCGAGTTTCTCCCTGATTACAATCGCCGCCTTCGTGACATCCACGGGTATCAAACCATGCAGTTTTACCCTAAGCCTGACAAGCGGTACGTTACAGAGATCCGCGCCGTGGTGAGGCCGTCCAAGCTTGTTGACGACCAAGACACCCCGCTTATCCATGCGGAGTGCATGAGCGTGCTCTTAGAGCGCGCCATGGTATACCTTTACGAGAACATGGGCAATGCAGTCATGTCTCAGGTCAGCAAAGAAAAATATCAAGAAGCTCTTCTCACTTTATCGAAAAGATACGGTGACCTTCGCACCCCGGACGTACCTGTGTTACGTCGTATGACACGGGCCACCGGCTACCGGACAGGGCGCAAGTGGAACCGTCGTTTATCAACGGATGATTTGGGAGGGGTTATAGAATGAAGGCAGATATGGTTTGCGGTGGGATTTATACTTGGTCTGATTCGGTCGGGCGTAAACTTCAAGGGACTCTGGTCTCTATTACACACAGTCCTAACGGTGTTATCGAGGGAACAATGCTTGCTACAGGCTTTGCCCCCGAAATCGTCCGGCCCAACTCTGAGCGTTGGGAGCAGTTTACTTTGGTGGGACGGCCCGCTTCCGCAAAACTTGGACGGCCTTCCGCTCCGAAAGTGGGGCGACCTAAGAAGAAGGCTTAATCATGGCGGACCAGCGCGGAGTGGCCTCTCTTGGCCCCTATCTCCTAAGAACACAGGCTGGGAAGCTATTCCTTCCTAATGAGCTTGCTCATGAGATCAAGAACATGTACCCGATGGACGAAGGCACCCTTCGCTCCATCTGGGGACCAGCCGCGTATGTCCCCATCAAAGACACCTTGGTGTTTGAGCAAGACTTTAAATACGGAACGCCGGGCGAACGTCCTCTCTCCTCTGTCGGCTCAACAGGAAACCCTCGTGCGCTCCGAACCGTGTACCCGGAGTATCCGGTATACGGACAGCATCAGCACGGCATCTTCCATACCAAGCTATACGGCAGAGAGCGTAGCGTTTTGCTCCTCCATACAGGCTACGAACTGTGGGAGTTCAGGGGTTGGCATCGAAACTGGCGGCAACTTCTATCTTCTCCCGCAAGTTCGCACGGGGTTGAGGACGTTCTGCGGGACGACAATGCGATTCGGTTTCCTACGCAGTTTGAGGCTACAGGCACAGGGATTGTTATCGTTCCCCAAGACGGACGGGCGTACTTTTACGACGGCGAAATCATTGCCCCGCTAGGCTTTTCCGACGTTCCAGAGACACCTTCAGCGCGTGGACCGGAAGATTCCAACATGGGTGTTACCCAGACGGATACCATTATTGGGTCAAATGACACCGGCTACGCTCATTCCGGGCTAGGCTACATGCTTAGAACCGCAGGTGTTTCCGGCATGACTTACGGCTTTGGTCATTGCCGCCTTGGCACGGTTAGCGATTTTACCGATTCTGCCGTCACAGCAACCGGCTGGCTGAACCCCGGAGAATGGCGCTGCAAGGTTCAGTTTATCGACCGTTGGGGCAACCTGTCGGCGCTTTCAAACGCCAGTGAGCCTGTCCAGTTTACACGTCAAGGCGCCAAGCTAAAGGTAAACAACGCTTTTCCCGGTTCGGTCGGCATGGGTGCGGCGGCGATAGGCGTTTCCGTGGATGCGCTTAGGATGCAGATAGCTTGGGCGGGGGTTCCGACTGGACCAGAGCACTGTGTCGGTCGGATCATACACCGGACAAAAGACCTCAAAAACTCAGGGGACGTCAAGTTCTACGAGCTTGCCCTTAACTCTGCTTCGGTAGCCAATGCGTTTGCCACGCTCCCCGACAACGTGACGACCATTTATCCTGATAACATCCCGGACTCGTTTTTAACTCGTGAAGCTTTAGACATTGTAGCTGTACCAAAGTTTAAGCTTTGTAAGGTTGCTTTTGGGCGTCTATGGATTGGCAATATCGAAGGACAAGAGTCTGCCATCATGCCTTCAATGCCGGGCCAATGGGGGACGTTTAAAGCGCGTGAGAAGATTTACCCTGACGCGACTGGCGGTGAAATCACAGGTCTGTGGCGATGCCCTAAAGGGCTTTTAGTGTTTACCCGCCGAAGCTCATTCCTTGTACAAGTGTCCGACGACGGGGCACGTTTTAGGCCCGAGCCACTATCGTCGGAGATCGGATGTCACGCGCCCTCGTCCCTACAGACCACAACTTTAGATAATGTCATCTGGTTAGGGTCTGACGGTTTTTACAGTTACGACGGCGAGAGCATCACGCCTATTTCCGGCGCGCTGGACAAATACTTCAAACGGGCCACAAAATCACGTTTTCCGCAAGCCTGTTCGGCGTATGACCCTGAAACTAACGAGTACCGGTGCTGGGTGTCTACTAACGGCAATGTTGAAAACGACACCTGCTTCATCTACGATGGCAACGGCTGGCGCATCCGAACTGACTTTCAGCCCCGTTCTGTATGTGTCACACAAGACCATCGTTCATATATGCTCGCAGCAGGCTCTGTGACGGGCGACGAGGGACATTCTGGCGTCTACCTCCTAGACCATGTGGGAAATCGCTCAGACGAGTCCCTAACGGCCCTTATCGACAGTCGCGAGGCCTTGATCGAAACCGTGTGGCTTGACGGTCAGGCCTCTTTGTCCAAAAAAACAGTACCTAAGCTTTATCTTTGGTTCCGGGAGACGGAGAAGGCCGACATTACCGTAGAGGTGATGCGTGATTGGAGAGACACCGTTGTGGAGACGGTCACCACGACTCGCTACTCCACTATGGATGTGCCTCCGTTTTGGGGTGAGGAAGCCTTGGACTCAGGGGGCAAGTATAAAGAGCGCCGTCCGTTTTGGACAAGGGCGCAAATCTACCTGCCCTCAGCCGAGACCTTCAAGTTCCGCATCCGAGGGACCGGCGCTTGGGAGTTTGTGGGGTTATCTTTCGACGAGTCTCCGCGTTACTTCGGTGGCGCACAGACACCGGGGTGACAGATGGCTTGGAGATACCCAAGATACGACATTAAATCGGGCGCTGTCATCGACACTGATGGTATCAATGAGAACTTTATTCCGATTGTTTCGGAAGCCTCCGGCGCTCTTGACGAGCATAACATCAGCGCCGAGACGCCCCCGATCGCACGGACTCAGCTAGCAGAAGACGCAGCTTTTATTCTGCACACCGCGTCTGAGTCTCCGAGCGTTCTGGACTACCTTAACAAGGCCAAGTGGGCAACCATCGCAAGCACCGATGGCTGGCAGACCTTTGACAACAACGGCTTGTCACTTGATTTTGTGGCCAAGGGCGGAACCGTTTGGATTTGCGCCTCGCTTCAGCTTATTGCAGGTACAGGCGTGGCCCGGATTGACCAAAAAGGCTTCGGGTATAGCGTGGGACTCAAGATTGACGGGACCACTGTGTTTGAATCGGTGCTAGGCACCGGAGATTCGTCTAATGAGTTTTACCGTGGATTTAAAGGGAGAGGGCTTGTGGTCGAGCCGAATACCGACTCGGAGCTTGCCACGCCCCAATGTGGAGGCGGCCTTTCGGGGGCAAGGCTTCCGGTGACCGTGGACACGATTCTAGAGCTTTCACCGGGCAGGCACCTTATCGAGGTGGCGGTCATGAACATCCGCGCGTCGATGGAAAGCTCCTCCTCCGATAGCAACACCTATATCGCCAATAGGGAGATTTTTGCCTTGGAGATGCTCCGCTAATGGCCATCATTTACACCTACCTTGACCCGGATTCCGACTTTACCGCTGATTCACTAAACCTCAGGTTTGAATCGGCCATCGGAACAACTAGTGGTATAAACCAACTTAGTCTCGAAGATCTGTCTTTAGGCGCTCTTAGGCACAACCATCTTCCAAGGCTTGTGCTCCAAGATGGCGTTGCCGACGAAACCACCTACGCAGACTTGTCTGGCGGGGTATTGGTGGGTTCCGGCTCGCGGAACATCTTCTCCACCATGAATCACAACGCTTTTAGCTCGACGACCACAGTTGCCGGTACCGCTACATCTATTGCTGACGTGTCTTATAATCTGCTGCCTTCTAGCATTTCCATAGAACTTGGTATGGACACAGACTCACAAGTGGGGGCCATATTGGTCTTGGCTAACGCCGACTTGACGAAGATTGTCGTTACGGCGACAGACACAACTGGAACCGATGTCTGGGATCCCAATGAAGATGAGCATTTCGGACTGTTTTACATCAAGGTCACGGACTCATCTTCGCCCGCAAAATCCTATGTCCTTGAGCGGACGATGAGGACGTTGTCGCCGAGGGTTACAATATCGACCAAAAGCTATGACCCTACCGTTTCCCCTGCAATAACTTATCACTATCCGGGCTTCTACACCAGCGCGACTTCCGCTGACAGGTTGACCAATCAGGATGTGTCCATACGCACTGTAATCACACCTTCGGATTTAACTGCAGGCGGACTCTCTGACGTTGCGAAGATTGAGCTTATGGCGCAAGCAGGCCTTGGACCAACGGGAGACTGGACGGCGACTCTGAAGGTAGGTAAGTCTAATCTCACAGCAATCCCGCTTCACACTAAGCTAAATCAACTGTAGGTCATTATGGCGGAAGAAACTGTCCCGGAAGTCCCAGAGGTTCCTGAAGCTCCTGTAGCTCCGCCGGAGCCAGAGCCTTCAAAGCCTAACTTTGAAAGGCCTAGTTACGCCGAGTTTATCAAGTTTACTCCTGATCAACTTAATAAGTACGTTCAGACCCAAGCGGACAAGGGTAACGCCGCTGCTAAACTGATGCGTCCTACGGTAGAAAAGAAGCCCACTACGGACATGAGCGCGGATTTACGGTCTCGACTGCCGTCTAACGCTTTGAGGCAAGCCGCCTATACAAAAGGCGCAGGCCTCGTCAGCGAACAAGAGTTGGCTCTTGATAACATCCTTTCGACCAACAACATTGAGCCTAACAAGGCGGCTAGACAGGACCGCCTTAACGCAATCGTCGGACAGGCTTTGCGGCAGGAAGAGCACGACAAGCTCGGGGATAACGAGTTTAAAGCCTTGAACGTGATGTCGATGACTCAACTAGGGCGTGAATACAAAGACCTCGCTGACCTCAAAGAGAACTTCCGGCGTGACGCTGAAGCATACAATGCTGACCAGAAAAGGCTTCAAGAAGAAGCTAAGAGCAGAAAGGTAAAATACCGCTCGGTGGGCGTTGTAAACGGTAAACTTGTCGGCACTGCGAACATGACGGGCACAGGCTTTGACGCCCAGCAGGCAGAGGAGATGAAGCCGTCTGCGGAGCAGGTGCTACATTCAGACACTTCAGACCCCGAGCTTTATAAGAGCGTTTCACTGGGCCTCACGGCTACGCCCACGTCTACAGAGTTTGCGGAGTTTGCGTTTGACAGCCCTACGGAGCGCAAAAAGTACCTAAGCAATGCCTATCGCCCGCAAAAAACCGCGCTGGCGATGGATGTCTACAAGCCGATTTACGAAGATCCTACAGGCAAAAACCGAGGCATTAACCTAGACATCGCGTATACCTCTGCAAAAGCGCACTATATTAAGCAGCTTACAAACAACAAGCCTTTATCGACCTTCGACGTTTCAGAGAGAGACGAGATCCGAACAGAGGCCGAAGGGCTTGCCCGTGGCGACATCTCCCGTATTGAGCGAAGCACGCCCTCGTTCGTGTACAGGCGTAACGATGACGCCCTCCAGAACTACCTTGACGGAACCGGCATTCTCGGGCCTATCTCGACACTTCCAGTGCTCAAGCCTTTGCTCGCGCCCTTTTTGCCCCACCGTAAGATCGCAGGCACCATCGGCAAACGGGGCGAAGAGGCCGAAGAAGTTGCCGAAAAGGGCGTTGTTGCCACTTATATCACTGACGGAGGAGTTGCGAACGCGGCTGACTCTATCTTCAGATACGCGCCTACAGAGGCAATCGGGGCCGCGTATCATCTTGCGCACAAAGACTATGTCAGAGAGTTTGGTGATAAAGCCTCGGGACGAGGGACTTGGATTCTAAAGCGGATGGGGCAAATCTGGAACAGTGACCGTCTTGTCGAGGAGATCGCCACTACCACGGACAATGCAGGCAGACTGCTTACAGAGGCTGGGCCGGTCATGCTAGGTGAGTTCGGGGAAGCAAATCCCACAACCGCTGCTGTAATGGTGGGCGTTCCCACGTTCGGCATCATGTTGCTAGAGCCGGATGTTTTTATGGGTCTGCCCTTTGTAGGAAAGGCAGCGAAAGCTTTAGGCGGCGCAGGCAAGACGGCAAAAGGCCTCGCCCGACTTCGCCACGTTGATCGCCTAGATGACGGTAAAAACCTTCTGACCAAGGCTGTTGACGGCCTCAGCGCGGAACAGAGGACCAACCCCGTTGACGTAGCCGCTGCCCTTCAGAAGGCCGCAAATGATGATAAGACAGGCGCGGCACGAGCGATTCTTCAACAGGTCGCCTATGATGCTGGGACGCGGGCCGGAGGTCCAGCGGACAGCCTCGTCAACATCGTAAGAAGAGAAACAAGCATCATGAAGAGCGAGGCCAAAAACGCAGTAAAGTCGCGGGCCGACGCCGTCAAAGATATTGAAAAAGCTAAAGACGCAAAAACAGCCGCAGAAGCCTCGGAATCAGTACACATGGCCGTCCGCAACAGTCTTAACGCTTACGGAAACGACCTTCGGGGGGCGCAGGCGGCACTTAACCGTGCGTCAGCCTTCGCCAAAAAGGCCCAAAACGATCATATTGCCATGGCCACGTCTCGGGCAATGGTGGATGATGATGCGTTTAGCGCCTACATCAGCTCAGGGAAGGCTAAAAAGCTAGATCAGTACCTAAGCAGTGACGAGGCCAAGACTTTCTTTAAAGGACGGGATGCCGAAATCAAGGCGTTAAGGGAAGAAATAGCCGAGCTAGGGGTCAAAAAGTTTGACAAGGTCAAGGAGGCCCGAGCGGCCAAAAAAACCATGCGTCAGAAGATTGCCAAGTTCTACCAAAAAGAGGTTACCAGTCCGCTGTCTCGCCATCAGGCCCGACTGAAGAAGCGGGCAGACGCGGCGATAGCCAAGCAGACAAAGGCTCAAGCGGCCTTGGATCTTACGGTAAACAACGTCAAGGCCTTGCTGAAACCTAAAGCCGTAGAGATGCTGACACGCACGCTTAAGGGTGTGGGCGGAAGGGGCGTTGACGCTAAGTTTTTAGCAAAACAACAAGACGAGCTAAATGCCCAAATCTTGGAGTTACAGAAAACACAACAAGCCGCAGAGGGAACTATTCGGCGGGCGTCAGAGGAGATTGCGACTGCAGAGGGTATCGCCAAGGTTGTTGGTGAGGAGGTTCAGTTGGGGCCTAAGGCCTTGATGGCCCAAACGCAGATAGCTGAGGCCATGCTTGACAGCCTCACCAAAGTATCTGCTGCTATTGACGTGGCCAAGACACGCCGTGGTGGTGAGGAGATTAAGAAGCTTATAGAGGAAGGCCGTGGCGTAGATGAGATCGTCGCAGACACTGCGCGTTTAGACGAGATCAGAAAGCTCGCCTCCAATGATTTGGCCGCGCTGTCCAATGAGGACTTCTTAGAGGCGCTAACGAAGGCAGACCTCGCCGAGAGAATGTGGGCGGCACCTGCGACAATGAACAAGGTCAAGATAAACCTGTTCACGGACGCTTTTACCCGGCCACGCATGTGGTACGCTGCGACATCAATCCGTGTCAACGATTTATTTGCCCGTAAGCTGGGGACGATCTTTAATACAAGGGTCGCGCTCTTAGGCCCCCGATTTGGCAAAGGGGTAGACCGGATTGCGAAGCGAACAGCGCGATTTGCCCGAGCCGCCGCACAAGACCTGAGCATCGTCGTAAGGTACGCTCCCGAAGCCGAGCGTAGCAACCTAATCAAACAGTACCTTACAAGCGGAGAGACTATACAGCTTCGTCCCGGCATTGAAGTCAGTGGTAACATCGGCATGGGAGCATCGTTCTTCGAGACCGCCAAAGAGGGCTTCCTGAACATCGCCCGAGTTATCCCTAAGAACGATAAGGCACGGGAGGAGTTCTTTAAGAACCAACAGTCCGCGTCTCTAGAGGCGTTCGTAAAAGCCTTTGTGTCCGATAACGTCTTGGGGGCAGAGGCCCTTAAGGCGGGTGAGGCTGTGATGAAGTTTGTCGCAAAGCTCAAAGACGCGCCTGCCGATCTAACCTTAGAGGGGATGCAGAAGTTGGCGTTTGACGCCGTTAAAGACGCGGGCATGAGAAGGGTGGCTGACACCTTTGAAAACATCCCTGCGAAGGACATGTCCTTGTCGTACAAATCTATTGTAGCAGGCGCGGTAGAGGAGACGTACACTTCTAGGATGGCCAATCTAGTCGGCGCGGGCCTGAACATCCGCAACATCCGCGCCTACGAAAGATTCATCGGTAGAGGCAAAGAAATTATCCCTATGCGTCAAACTCTTGAAGTTAAGGACATGGTAGTTCTTAAGGCGGACGTAGAGACTTACCGTACAATCACAAACCGGACTCAGCAGGCGGCTAAAAAGCGAGGGCCAGTCTCTTCGATGGAGAAGGTTGTGACCGAGGCGCAGCCTAATGCGGTGGCCGCGATGGAGCTGATGGACATCGTAACGGTAGACGGAATAACATATGGACGTGTAGTTCTAAACGGCAAGCCGAAAGACATCCCCATCAAGGATTTGACGTTACGGGAACCAGAGCTTTCTTTCCTAGATGTGGCCGATGCGTACTTGCGCTTTGGTCCAGACCTAGTTCAGCAGGCGTATAAGAAAGACTTGTCGAGCAATATCCGCCAAGCGTCGGACGATTTTATGGAGTTGGTGGCGCACTCTAAAGACGCCAACGGAAACATGCGGATTGTACCAAGGTTTAAGCTTGAGACGTTCTCTAAAAACTTAGACAATATCTCTAAAAAACTTACAGAGAACCTGTCTGACGTCGGCGCGGGCAATGTGCTGACACAGAACCTAGCGTCAACAACCCTCAAGATGATAAGTCTGTGGAAGAGGCATGTACTTACCGGGCTTTTATCTCCGAATCCCGGATTCTTCGTAAATAACCAAGTAGGCGACTTTTCACAGATGGCAACCGAGTTGAGCATCGGTGATGCAGCTGTGATTTCTATGTACGGCTCTCTAGGTTACGTTCCGTATCTAGGGACACGGCTTCAAGACGCCACGCGAAAAGCCGCACAAGTCGCTGGGGACGTGGGTCTTAGACTGCCATCGCTGTTCGACGCGACCTTTAACCGCTTCATCGACGATGTTCTCGAAGGGACCGATGAGGTCAAGGTTTACAAGAAGGCAAATGGCGAGACTGTAAAAGTAAACCCCGCGAAGCTTATGAACGAGGCCCTAGAAGACGGCATGGACGACAGCATCCGGCACGCCGACTGGGGGACAGAGCTTCGTGAGGCCGTTGATCGCAACATCGGGCTTGTAGAAAAAGGGCTGAAGTCAACCAACTCGGCCATCAAGACCTTACAAGACGCGAAAGACGAATACTTCGACATCATGGACATCACCATGCGGGCGTCACAGCGAAGGCAGCGTCTTCAGTTCTACGCGCATCTGCGATTTAATAAAGGCATGTCCAGAGACGAGGCTGCCGACATGATGTCTAGGGCGCTGTACGATTACCAGACAAGCGTAGGCAAGTTCGAGACAGAGTGGATTGCCCGGATCAGCGCCTTTTACACTTTCTCTAAGAACGCGATTGCGCAGAACTTTAATGCCCTGTTTCACGGGTCAGACGACTTGCTTGATTACGCCAAGAGACATGCGAGGTTTAACACCAAACAGCAGCGCATGGAGGCCATGAGTCGTTTTGCTAACGTGGTTTTCCATGAGCAGTACGTTAGCCCTTCGATGGGAATAGGCGAAGGAGAAGACCCCGCAGGCCTCAGCCCGGCGGAGCAGCGGAGGATAGCGAGAGAACTAGAGCTTCCTGATTGGCTGATGGATTACATGATCTCCGATGTCGGAACGCTGACCAAAGAGGGTCAGAAGATGATGTCAGAGCTAGGCAGGGACCGTGTGAACTACGCGAAGACTGTATCGACACGTCTTACGTCCATCGAGTTCCAAAACATGTATTCCGAGATGATTCACCTTGTCTCCGGCGCAGCCGTTGCTGGCCTCCGCAAAGACGTAGACTTCGACACCAGAGAGGGAGCCTCTTTTATACTGAAAGAGCTAGTCAATATGATGAACCCTATCGCAGAAAATGTCTTCGAGGACACCTTGCGGAAGCTTACTGGACTTCCAATACCCCCAAAATCAACCTACGGGAAGCCGCTTACAGGGGCAGAGCTTGAGTTCGCCAAGCTGTTCGGCATGACCAACTCTCTTGGTTTGACCGAAACAAACGGCAAAATCAGGTCTAACGACAACCTCATAAAGACCGGCATGTTGGACATGGCGGGACGCGAAGTGAACCGTTTCCGCCTTATGGCCTCCGTCATATTTGGTACGGATCTAGGCGCATTAACGCCTATCGAGACCCGCGCATATCTTGCAGGGATGGATAAATCCGAAGTACAAAAGAGACTAACTGTATTGAGTCAGTTAATGAACGTACAGAAAGTTTATCTTTTACACGGCGATCAGACTAAAAGCTTCAAAGTCAAATCCGACAAAAGAGAAGTCGGTCGGAAATACAAAAAAGCAGGCAAAGAAGGTATGGTGGAATAATGTCCAACTTAGACCAGCGCGTAACGGTTCTCGAAGACCAAGTAGGCGGCATCCGTGAAGCGCTTGCCATCGTTCAAAACGAACAAAAGCACTCTGGCAAAACGCTAGACCGCATCGAAGCCCAACTTACGGAGCTTTCTAACCGCAATCAGTTTGATTGGGGAACCGCGTTAAAAAACCCCCAAACTATAGTTTTGGGCTTGATTCTCGTAGGAGGCCTGCTTGGGCACGACACGATGATGCTAGCCAACGCTTCAATCAATCCCGCTCTTGCAGGGCAAACCCTTGACATGGTGCCTTAGGCACTGTATAGAAACAACATCCGAAGAGGATACGTCTTAAGGAGACATCGAAATGGCATCCATGTTTAAGCAGCGGCTTTTAAAGGCTGGCAGAGACTTCAGTTACTCTATGGCCGTCAAGGTTGTAGGCGGCGAAACCGGCCTCACCGAGAACACTGTAATGTACCCCAGTGGCTCACAAGGCACTTTTCTGGTCTACAAGCACTCCGCTGCCGACGCGGCGACAACGACGGGCCGTTTGCTGATTGCAAAGCATGACATTCCTAACGGTGGTTATGGAATCGGTCTTCCGTGGAAGATGGTCACAGGTCTAAACATCGCAGGCGCTGCTGGCACGGCCATTTACACCGATGCCAACGGGCAGTTGACAGCCGTCGTTAACGGTGGCATTGTTGGCCGGATTGTTACAGCGCGAACGGGTGTGCTCAAGTCAGATGCAGTAGTGTTGTTCGCTCCTGAATCCGAGTAATAGGGGGCTTAGATGGGCGTTTCACGCATCAGGCCTTCTCGGATATTGTCCGAAACATCGCTTACGGTGGGCAATTTGCCGGACGGTAGTAGCTCTGATGAGCGAGCTACGTTTGAAATCACAGGACTGCCCACCCGAGGGATTATCCGTTCGGCACGTTTGATTATTACTGACGGCGCACAAATGCGAAATACCGGCTTGGACGCTATTGTGCTCCATACTAGTGGAACCGCTGCGGCGGGGACGACCGCCGACCTGTCTTCCGCAGATATTCAATCTACGCTGGTCGCGATCACCTTTAAGCAGGAGGTAGGAGGCGGAGGGACGGCTCTTGGGGTCAGGCCCATCCCTACTGGGATATATATGCTCTGCATCAACATGTTGACCCAATATGTTTTTCCCGCGTCTCCGGGTGGTCCGGCGATAGAATACGGTCCACTATTTTACGATGTGTCCGCCGGTGTGCTTGGTCCCGATGCGAACGACGGCAAACTGTATGTGAGCTTCGTTTCAGGGGAGTTCGACTATACGTCTGTGACCTCTGCCAAGATTGTTCTTGAGATTGAACCCGCGTACTAGGGAGCGGTATGAGCAACATTGCCAAAGGCGCAGCAACCGGGGCCTCAACAGGCGCAACGCTAGGCTCAATCGTGCCGGGTGTCGGCACTGTTATCGGGGGCGCTATTGGCGCGGTTGCCGGTGGAATCGGCGGTGCCTTTAAGGACAAAAAGACTAAGAAGGACGCAGAGGCTCAACAGCTTGCTGCTGGGCAACAGATGGCAGCGCAAAGCGCACAGCGCCCGGTAGACGCCCCGAAGACGCGGTCAATGCAGGATATGCTCGCCGCAGGACGTAGATCGCGCCTCGCCCGTGAGATGGCTGCTGACGGAGAGAACGGGTTTGAGGCGAGAGTCCGCCGAAAACTGACAGCCGAGGAAAAAGATCCTACGATCCGGGGCTACCGAGACACTACCGGGGGCGCCGACATTATAGGAAACATCGACAAGGTTAAGGGCTTGGTGCCGGAAATCTGATGGAAGAAATAACCGTCAGCGCGCAGGGTCACCGCGTCAAGACTCTGAAGCAGCTACTGAAGCACGCTAAGGTCGATACCAACAAGTGGCGCGTCTCTTCGTGGAAGTGTAACTCTTGGGAACAGAGCGTCAAAGGCGGCGAAGACACTATCACGCTTTATCAAGT